CCCTCCAGTTCCTCGCCCGGGGGTTGGGGGATGCACTGGGGAATATTGAGATCTGCAAATGCCCCCATTGCACAGACAAGCACAACCTCGCGATGGACGCCTATCGAAAGGCCAGGAAAGAGGGGCTACTGTGAACAACAATTCAGAAAACCCGAAAGGTACAGGCTTCGCCGCCAATCTCCGCGAACTGTCAACCAATGCAAATAACTGCCGCTGGAACGCAAGGGCTGCTCTCGTGGTGTTCCTCTTGACCCACGCCGCCGCCATCGCTAATGCTGTGGAGGCGCTGGAACGGCTGAGGGACTGTGATTGGGTAATCACTCCCGCAGATCGAATGGACGCCGTGCGAAAGATCGCAGGAGACGCCCTCGCCGCCTTCGAGCAGGCCAAGAAGGAGGGGCTGGTATGACCCGCGAAGATGAACTGGCTGCGAGGGTGGAGGCGTTGGAGACAGGGCTGAGCGCCATCATCGCCCACGTGAATAAGGTTGGGACTGGGTCCGGGCATTGGTGGTATATGAACTACGCACAGGCTCTACTTATCAGCACACCGGAGTCATATATTGCCCACCACGACCAACAAGTGCTGAGAGAGGCGTTCGAGAGGGTTGACCGGTGCTGTACCGCGCAGGCGACCCGAGCCAGTTACGAACACATCCGAAGTCCCATTCGCGCCGCCATCCTCAACACCGCGCCCGAGAATGAGGGGCTGGTATGAGCAAGTGGTCTTACTTCTGGGTGGCGTTTTTTGTGGGCGCTGCGGCTGTGGCTGGGCTTGGAGTGTGGGTAGAGCGGAAGCTAAAGAAGGCCACGGAAGAGGGGCGGCGGCCATGAGCACCCTCCTCACCCAGCAGCAGCTCCGGCAGACGTTCCGCGAGCAGACGGGACGGCCGCTGAGCCACCAGGCGCTGATCCAGGCGCTGCAGCAGGACCCTCCGCTGCCGAGCGTGGTGGTGGGCAAGCGCAGGCTGTACGAGTGGCGCCGTGTCGCCATCTGGCTCGGCCTCGAGGCCCCGGCGCCTGCCCTGCAGGTGGCGCGGGATCGGGTGGTGGGTCAGTTTGAACATTCGGTCAGCAAGCCAAGGATCACTCCCAGGCTCCATGGGTGATCAGCAATGCCCGCTTCCAAGGCTGGAGTCACCCTCAAGGTTTGATGGACGCGGGCGAAGTTGTAGTGCATGAAGAGCAGGGCAACCGCGGCCTCGTGGTTCTCGATCTTCTTGAAGAACGCATTGGCAAGCCGCGTGAAATGCCGCATGGAAATCCGCATCGTCAGGTTGGCGAGCTCGACATAGGACGGAGAAACATGGGCCGATTCAGGGTGTCCAGAGACACGCAGCTTCTACGTCCCCGTGCATTCTGCGGGGCTGGACCGGCCTTCGCCACCCGGTGCATCGCCGTAGATCCTAATGAGCTGGGCGAAGTCAATGTAGGCCCCGAAGGCGTCTGCAACGGCCTCCAGACAGGTCTTGTTGCTTGAGCGGTCAAGCGTTGTCTAGAGTCAACCGCGTCTACCTATCTAGTATTTACGGAGGGCAGAATGTGGCGGGGGTGGACAATGCCACCCCCGCTTGGGGTTCTAAGTTCTAGGCCGCATCTACCCAGAAGGCGAACGGACGACCGGTCTTGGACCGCACGATCTTGCCGGACCGATGGTGCCGGAAGCTCATGCAGAACACGAGACGCTTTCGCCCGCCGCCAATCCGGCGACGAGGCCCTTTCTTCTTAGTGATAGCCATAGGCCACCTCCTCAAATGAAGGGGTTGAAACTTGGGAGGTTCGGCCTATACTCACCCGTGTTGTGTAGGTAAGGAAGGGAACCTCCCCTTCTAGGTTTTTGAGGCCCCACCTTTGGATGCTGGTACATCCATAGGGGGGGCCTTCCCGCATTTAGCGGGGGGCTCCGTTCGATTGCGCCTCCTTTGAGAAATTGAGGGGACGAGAGGACCGGTAGATGTAGCGCCCAATCTGGGTGCGCTCTACATCTCCCTGGTGGAAAAGCCGGGAAAGCGCGGTGCTAGCCAACCCACGCTTTTCGGGCCTGTTCAACCGCTTAGCAACCTCTTCAGGTGAGAACTCGTGGTCCGGGTGCATCTTCATGAAGTCGTAGACTTCCTTGGAAAACCCGAACCTAGCAACTCCGACCAGAGTCCTGGGTTCCGGGCTTACCAGCACAGCCGTGGCCGGGACAAGGCCACCGCCCAACTCATCGAAGACCAGCTTCGCAAGGACGCCATCCTCCATCCATCGCCTCCGAGCCTCCTGCGCCACGCTGCTGAGTGCCACCGGGACGCCCCTACCGGTGATCCAGGAGCTGCTGGGGCACGCGGACATCAGGACCACTCGCGGCTATGTGGAGGTCGGTGCTGGGGCGCAGGCAGAGGCGCAGGGACGGCTCGCCATCGCCGCAGGTTTCGCCTCGCCCGCCGCACAAAATCCGCCCAGCGACCCAAACGCCTGACGCAAACCCGCGCCACCAGCGGCCTCGCCAGCCCAGCGCGACCGATTCGTAATCAGCAGGTCGGGGGTTCAAATCCCTCCGCCGGCTCCAGTGAAAAGCCCGTAGATGCTCAGTCTACGGGCTTCATGCTGCCTGGTAGGGAGCCGCAGGAGGTCGAAAGTTTCCGGGATTTTTCGCGCAATTCCCAGAGTTTCCGCACAAAATCCACACAATGCTCTGAGACACTGTCTCACTGGCCCCCCTGGTCAAATCACGATTTCCACTTCGTCAACATAGACGGACGCGGTCTTGGTGCCTGCGCCTCCGGTCCGGATCGCGTAGGTGTATAACTCCAGCCGGAGAACAAAGTCTCCGCCGGCCGTTCCGATCTCGGTGCTGATGTCTTCGGACCGGGCCGTCCACGCCAGCGCCTCAGCCGTGGTCCATGTGGCGTAGGTGTAGGTCGCCAGCAGCGACTCGCTGCCGGTGGCGGTGTTCATCAGATAGGCTTTTACATAGGCGTCATAACTGGCGTTCGCGCCGGAACTGCTGTAGCGGCCCGTCTCCATCGTGAGCGTGACAACAGTCCCCGCGGCCAAAGGCGGGACCGTGAACGGCTGGAACACGCTCCCGGTGGATTCGACTGGAGTTGAGAGCACTGTCCCCGAGGCCGACTGAACGGCAGAACCCGTGCCTGCGGTCTTGGTCTCGCTGGACCACACCGGGGGTTCGGTCCCATTCGTCCCCCAGGGCGTGAGCGCATAGGCGAAGGCAGAGTTGCCGAGGCGGTTGAACTGGAACATGGCGCGGTCGGCAAGCGTCAGGGCCTTGTAACCCGCGATATTCGCGCCGTCGCCAAGTTCAAACTGGCAGTTCCCAGTGGTTCCGTTCTTGTATGTCGTGGTGAATGTTGCCCCGGTCAGTTTGAACCCGGTGGGCGATGTTCCTGCGGACCCGGCGACATAGTTGGAGCTGCGGACGGTGTTGGCGATGGCGAGATCCGTCTCGAGCGTGTTGGCCGTCACCACGCCATCCTGGATGGTGACGCTGCCGATGCCCAGCGCGATGCCCCACACCTTCACGTCGCCCGGCCTGGTCGCGTGGGTGCCGAGGATGATCCCAGCGTAGCCCGACTGCTGCCCGTCGTCCCCGGCCGAGACCGCCGCGATGGCCGCGTCCGAGTAGGTCTGGACCTCCACGCCGTCGCACTTGATGACCAGGCGCCGGGAGCAGCTGGTGCCGGAGTCACCCGCCCAGACCGCCGTGAGCTTCCCGGTCCCGGCCGCAGGCACGGAGGCGGGGGTGGTGGTGGGCGTGATTGTGGTCCCGTAGGTCCGAGTGCCTGTCACCGGCTTCACGGTGATGGCGGACCCGCTGTGGAGGATCCGCAGCCCGGTGCTCACCGTCCCGAAGGCGCTGCTCATGTTGATAAGGAAGCCCCGGTCCTGGCCGCCAGCAGAGAGGAAGTTGGCCTCGTAGGTCTTCGACTTGGTGGCGGGGTAGAGCCGCGCCCCGTCCATGTAGGATGCCGCATCCACGCTGTTCTCGGTCGCACCGCTCACCGTGTTCGCGCTGAAGGTCCCGTCGTTGTTCATCAGCAGCGGGGACCCGCCCGAGGTCGCGGTGAACTGATAGTTCGGCCCCACGCTCAGGTGGTAGGTTTGGATCGCGCTGGCCGCGATGACGAGGGCGGTGACCGAGCCGTTTACCAGCAGGGCCGCATCCGCTGCCCGCAGGCAGCCCAGCTCGTCGAACAGCGCGTGGGTGCCACTGGTGCAGTTCAGCTTCACGCACATGGCCACCGCGTTCGCCGGGATCGTGGCCTGCCCATAGATCAGGGTGTAGCTCGTGGACGTGGTGGAATATCCCGAGGTCAGGGTCACATTGCCCTGGCTCACGCCGTCCTTGTCGAACGTCTCCACCTGCAGCGCCGCCGTGGCCGCACCGCTCACCTTCGCCTGGGCTGAGACGTAATAGACCTCGTTCGGCTTGCACTCGGTCCGCGCCGTGATCTGGGCGGTTGCCCCAGCCAGAACCTTGCGGCAGCCGGTGGAGCCGTTGTAGCCGACCCCGGTGCTGTCGATGTTCACCAGCCCGTAGGAGCCCGCGGGCAGCGTGGTTGAGGTCAGCTCGCTCTTCGGGTTCGGGATCAGGTTCCCGCCGTTCGAGATCACCGTGCTGCCGAGCAGGGCGACGTTCCCCGTGGCCAGGGCGTCCAGGACCCCCTGGTAGAGCGCGTTGTCGCGGTCCATCTTCGAGCCGGCGCCGTAGGTGCCGATACTGACGTGGTCGATCTCGACATTTCCCGCGCTCGAGACGAGGTCCAGCAGGATCTGATCAATGCGCGTGTTGGCGATGTAGCTGGTGCTCGAATCGTTGAGCAGCGTCATGTCCCAGGCCACATCCGTCCACTGCCCCGTGGGCGGCGCCGTGATCTGGGCCCACTTGTCCGCCGTGCCCGTGGTGATCGAGGGGCTGAGGCCCTTGAAGTGGCACTTGCCGACCCAGGTCCCTGAGTTGTATTTGATCCGGGCCAGGATGACCCGGCCCTCCTTGCCTGTGATCCCGTAGGACGAAAAATCCGGGGAAAGTGCCGTCATGGTGCCCGAGGACCAGGTCAGCTTCCGCGACACCTTCGCCATGGGCGTGGCCGAATCCGCCGCCGAACCTCCGGCGATGGTGAAGCTGGCGTCGCTGCCATCCCCGAAGTCCCAGATGAGCGCCGGCCGGAAGGTGTCCGTCGGCACGAACGGAGTGCCGGTGGCGGCCATGATGGCGGTGATCAGCGCATCCCGGGCCGTCCAGACATCCTTGAACTTGCTGAACATCACCGCCCCGGTGGTGGCCGGGGTCGCGTTGCCGAGGTAGTAGTCCGCCGTGTAGGCCGTCCAGTCGTCGGTCGCGCCGCCCGTCCAGCCCTGGGCCCCGGTGAAGGTCTCCAGGTACGTCCCGAGCGCGCTGATGGCGTTGTCATAGGCCACCCGGCTCACGCTGACCGCATCGGCCTGGGTGTCCAGGTCGCCCTGGCCGGCGTAGATCGCATCGCGCTCCGCCTTCCACATCCGCTTCTCGGAGGGCGTGACATAGTCGTCCAGCGCGTTCACGGCGATGGTGAGCTTGGTGGGGTTCGCGCTCTCCGTCCCCGAGGTGTCCACCGCCTTGATCCAGTAGTCATAGGACCCAGTGGCCGGCCGCACGAGGGTGGCGAAGGTGACGGACAGCTTCTCGCAGCCGGTGACGGCGGTCCCCGCGGCCCACTTGATCGCGTCGGTCGCGCCGGCGCCCGGCACGCGGATGGTGTAGTAGGCGAGGTCCACGTCCGCCACAGCGTCCCAGGTGGTGGCCAGGACATCGCCCTGCACCGTGGCCACGAAGCCGGTCACGTCCGCGGGCGGGGCCACCTTGCCGAGCACGGTGTAGGTGTCCACGACTTCCGTGCTGGTGCCGGTGGGGTAGACCGCGAAGACGCGCACCCGGTATGCGTCAGGCTCCACCTCGGGCAGCTCCGCCGTGTTCGCGTTGACCACCATCGGGATCCAGGGGCCGTAGGCGCGGGAGGCCTCGGCGACGTAGCGGACCGGGTTCGGGTTCCCCGCCACGATGGACGGCGGCAGCCAGGAGGCGGTCAGCACCACGATCAGCCCGGTGCTCTGAATCCGCAGGGTCTCCGAGGCATTGAGGCTGGTGACCGGCTTGAACGAGATGGTCCCGGGCCCGCCGGCGTCGATCAGGGTGGCCCCGGCGTCCACCAGGGCGTACTTCGTGGGGTCATGGGCCAGCGCCGTGACCTCGTACTGCAGCGGGTCCGTCTCACGGACGGACAGGACACGGAAGAGCACCTCGGTGGCGCCCGACTGGATGATCCACACGTCCTGCGGGGCCGCGCTGAAGGCCACGGTCACGTTGATGACGGTGTGCGACCCTGCGGCGTTGCTGATGGTCTTCGTCTCCAGGGTGCCGTTCGGAAGCTGGCACTTCAGGTAGTAGGTCCCGCCCCCCAGGGTCACGGCCTGGTCGATGGTGACCGCCGTGGTGGTGGCGGACACGACCCGACCTCCGAACCGTGAGAGCCCGGCCCGGTGCGGGTCCATGACCTGGATCACGTCCCCCGCGCGCAGCACGGCACCCTGGGCCCCTGCCGTGAACGTGACGGTCTCCGGGGAGAGCATGTCGCTGAGCACCGTCCAGAGGCCGAACCGCTGGGCCAGCCCCTGCGAAGAGATCCCGAAACCCGCCACCTTGGCGAGGTTGAAGCCGTAGCGGGCGATCCCGGACGCGCTCTCGACGTACTCCGTGGCCTGGCGGTAGCCAGCCGCAGGGTCGTTCCAGGTCACAATGGCCGCCGTGTGCCGCGCCTTGCGCCCCGAGCCCTGGTAGATGAACTTCCCGTCTTTCACGTTGGCCGCCGTGAAGATCGACACCGGGTCGTCGTCCTTGTCCATCACCGCCGTCACCTTGCCGCCGCTCCAATACAGGAGCCCGCGGAAGGCGCTGGCAAAGTTGTCCAGAACCTTGATGGCCTCTTCCTGGCTCTGGATGTAGATGTCGCAGAAATACCGGGGCTCGTTGCTGCCCGAACCGTCGTCCACGAACTCGTCGCAGAGCTGCGAGAGGATGTAGAGCTGGTCCACGTCGATGTCGGCCTGCGCCAGGTAGGTCCCGCCGCCGTAGCGCGTGTTGGTGGCCAGGTCTAGGAACTGCCACACCGGGTTCCGCGTGAACCGGGCCGTGAAGGTCCCGTCCCAGATCCCGCCCGTGGTGCCCGGCCCGACCGTGGCATACACGGCCGCCGTCCAGACGCCGGTGTCCGGGTCCTGCACTGCCGGGGTGTAGTTCGTCGGCACGTTCACGATCTTCAGGTCCATCAGCGTGGAGACCTGCGGCAGGCTCTGGAACTGCTTCGCGTCCACCATCACAGCGAGGCATGAGGTGTTGGGGTAGCTGAACTTCCCGTCGGTCAGTTCGGTGTAGGAGTCCCACCAGGTTTCGTTGATGGTGTAGGCGTCGGGCGCGTCTACCGTGAGGCGCGTGACGCGAATCGTCCACGAGCCGGTGCCTTCATCCGGCAGCTCGATCCGGAAGCTCTTCGTGAACTTCGACCCGAACTTCCCGCGGATCCAGCCGCTCTGGTCCAGGGTCACTTCCTCGTAGGCACCCGCGTTGTAGCCGGTGCGCTGACGCTCGATCTTGAACTGGACGGAGGACCCGCTTTCCTTGCCGTCCGTCTGGGAGATCACCTTGAGCTGGGGCACGGCCATGCGGACCCGCACCGCGGACAGGCCCGAGGTGCTGATGGTCTGCGTCACCGGCGCGCCATAGGCCACTTCGACATTCACTGAAACCTCGGACTCCACCGCCGGGAATCCCGGGATGATCCCCTGGGTATTGGTGCCGGACGACAGCGCCACCGAGACCGCGCTGATGTTGAAACTGTCGTCGGCGTTCTGGATGGCCGTGTCGTTGAGGTAGATCGACTTCAGCCCGTCCACGGGGCCGAGGATCTGGCCCTCGGAGACCGCGAGCATCATGCGCCCGAACTCGATGTTCTTGGCGTCGTAGGTTCCGCCCCTCGGCGTGTTGCTTCCGGTGCTGGTGTTGCCGCCGCCGCCCATCCCGCCATCTTGAACCCAGTCGATCATCGGTCACCCCGCCACGGGCGCGACGGCCCAGATCCAGGGCGAGGCGCTGCCGTCACCGCCGCGCGTACCCACCTCGTCCGGCGCCAGCCCGCCCAGGCCGTTCACGGTCCATGTCTCGGGGCTGATGCCCACGCTGATGAGCGCCCCGCCCACCCGACAGCGGCCATACCCCACCGGGACACAGTTGCCCTGCCCCGTGGTCATGTGGGCCCCCTGGAAGGCGTAGGACGGTGTGTCGCTCGGGCCCTTGTCCAGTGCGCTCGGGTTGAAGCTGGGCGGCTTGGTGAGCATCCCGGCGACGCCGCCGACGACGAGGCCGATGCCCAAGTTGACGAGGAACGATGCCGCCCCTGCCGTCAGGAACGTGGCGTAAGTCCCGACGAGGATCAACGCCACCCCAGCGACGATCCTTAGCCCACTCGACGCCCCCACCACCGCCGGTATCAGCTTCACCACCTGGCCACGCGCAGGCATGCCCAGGTCTTCCTCGCCGATGTCCTTGCCGCCCACTAGGACGTGGAACCCTGGCTGGTGGCTCTCCAGGGCCTTGCGGAACTCTGGCAGACGCATGACGAGGGCGTGGATGGCCCGCCCCGGCGTGGCGGCGGCCAGAACGAACTCCTTGCCGAAGCGGGCCCGCAGGGCGCCGTAGAGACGGATTTTCATCATGGCGTCACCCTCGATTCATGCCGAACCACCATGGCCAACCGCTTCATCCAGCGCCGGTCCACAGGCTCCTTGCGCGAGAGCATCCCCTCGATGTGGTGCAGCATCCACCCGTCCCCCAGGTAGACCGCGCAGTGGGTGATCGTCTTCGCGCACACCCGGAACAGCAGCCCGTCGCCACGCTGGAGGCCCCCGAACGGCACCGGAACGAACCCAGCCGCGGCCAGGTGCTCCACATGGGGCTCGAAGCCGGTCTCCCAGAAGTTCGGCTCCCGCTCGAAGTCCGGCATGGCCAGGCCCATCTCCCGCCCGAACCAGTCCCTGCAGATGCTCCAGCAGTCGTCCACGCCGAACACGAACCGGCGGCCCAGCACGGGGCGGCTGCGGGGGTCATAGCGCGTCCACGGCCCCGAGGGGGCCATCACCCACCACGGCAGCCCCATGGCCTCCGCGGCGGCCAGGTCGGTCTCCGATGGGCTCGGGTCGCCGCCCGGGTGAGAGTGGACGAAGCCCATGATCCGCCCGGCGTCCTCGGCGTTGGCCAGGTCCACCGGCGAGGGCGTCACCAGGTCGTTGTCGGTGCTGGTATTCCAACAGGGCCAGTAGACCGGCTGCCCATCGATGTCCACCAGCAGGGCCGCGGCTTCGCGGGGGGCCTGGGTGGCGGCCTGGTGCAGGGCGAGGCGGAGCAGCTCGGGCGTCATCGGATTCGGCTCGTGCCCGGAAAGCCCCCGAACGGGAGCACCGCGGTCGCGCCCCAGTGGAACTTGCAGCCCGCGGCGCCCTCGATGGTCTTGTCACAGACACCGCCCACGGAGTAGGTGCAGATCGCAGCGTCGTTCCAGGGGCACACGGTGGCCTGGATCAGCCGGGACGGCAGTTTCAGCCCGTGGATGTCCAGGGCCGACGCCAGCTCGAAGACGATGGTTTCCTTGTCCTCGGAGACCTTCCGCTCCACGAGATAGACATCGTCCTCGTATTCCTGGGTAGGATCCGCCGTAGGGTTCAGCCCGCCCACGAAGTTCACCGCGTCCAGGTACTGGACCAGCGTCCGCTTGCGGGTCACCACGGCGCCCACCAGGTCTTCCAGGTCGCGCACCAGGAGGCCGATCACGCCGCCCACATTGGAGATTGTCATCGTGGGCCGGGGCAGCGTGCCCTTGCTGGTGATCTCGAAGCCCTCGGCCTTCACCGGGAAGGCGGTGTAGGTGTTGCCCTGCCAGACCACGTCAGTGCTGACCTGGTTCGTCCCCGCGTGGAACCGGGACAGGGCGCCCCCCGCGATCCCCGTGGCGTCCAGCACGAAGAGCTCGATGATGCTGCCCGGGTTCAGCCCCTGGATGGCCGCGGTCGGGACTGGCATCAGAAGGCCTGCCGCAGGACGAAGGACAGACTTTCGACGTTGTAGCTGTGGAAGGTCCGCTCCCAGGTCTCAGGGACGCGCCAGATCTGCTGCGACGCGCCCGTGAGGGGCGGCGTCCAGAGGAGGCGGTTTCCGATGGCTGAGACCAGCAGGCTCTCGATGGTGTTGATGTCGGTGGTCGAGGCGAACGGGACCACGATGGACCACTCCTCCGGGGTGTTGTTCATCCCGTCCCCGGCGTCCTGGGCGTAGCCGTCCCCGAACTGGCAGGAGTTCATGCGCGACTTCACCCGCTTCTTCGACTCGAAGCTGATGTTGGGCATGGTGAGAGAAACGTCCGCCATCATGCGCCCCCGGGGTTCAACAGCCCGTTCGGGCGCATCTCATCGACCAAGGTCTGCCGGATCTTGCCTTCGATGAGGCGGGCCAGGGCCACGCCCCGCTGCCCCTCGCCGTTGGCCTGGCCGGACACCTCCCCGCCGCCACCGACATTGACGACGATGGAGGTGTTCACGGGTCCGCTTTCGCCACCGCCACCTGGGTTGAACATCGCGGCGGCGGTGCCGCCACCGGGCGCCAGCCCGACAGTCTGCGGGCCGGTGTAGCTGATCCCTGTGCCGCCGCCCATTGGGATCGTGTCCCCGATGCCAGCTACAGTCACAGCTTTCGTGCCGAAAAACGCCCCGATCCCGAACTCCAGCAGTTGCGCGAACGCCTTCTGAGCGTACAGCCGCGCCAGCTCCGACAGGATCGAGGACACCAGGTCTTTGAACGAGGCCTTGCCCGTGGTGACGAAGTTGGCGAAGGCCTGCCCCATGCGGTCCGTCACCGTCTGCATGACGATCCCGATGTGCTCCAGCGAGCCGCCGGCCTGCAGCTGCAGCTCGATCCACCGCCGACGGTAGGCCTCCAGGCTCGGGATGGCGCCCGTCTGAAGCATCTGCTGCAGGTGCTGGAGGCCCCGGGCCGTGCGCTCCTCGGGGGTTTCGGTGTCGAGGCCGAGGTTCTGCGCGTCCTCCCGCAGACGAGCCCCCATGGGGTCCTGGGTCTTCTCCGGGACCATCTCGATGGCAGCGAAGGCGGCCTTCCACATCTCCTCACGGAGTTCGATCTGCTTCTTGATGCTCTCGTTCTCGGCGTCGAAGGCGTTTTTTTCCTGCTGAACGGTGGCGATGAACTTGAGCGTCGCATCACTGGCGCCCAGCTTGGCGGCCTTCATCCGCTCGACCAGGTCGGCGTTGACCCCCAGATATTCGCGCTCTTCCTTGTAGCGTTCCACGATGGTGGCGAGTTGCTGGGCGTGCTTCTTCCCCTCGGCCGAGAGGCCGCCCACAGCCACCGTCTGCTTCTTGATCTCGTCAGTGGTCGCCTGGATCTTGGCAACAGTCCCTGCGCCCTCGATGTCCTGCATGATGGCTTCCCACCGTGCCGCGACCGTATCCCCCTGCTGAGAACCGAACATGTCCAGCCCGGTCGCCGCCGCATCTAGCTTGCGAACGCCGCTGGCCCCCATGTTGAAGAGCAGATCCACCTGGGCGATCTTCGCCATGCGCCGGAGGCTGTTCTCAGCCTCAAGGAATGGCGTGGTGAAGTTCTTCATCATCCATGCCGAGAACTGGGCAAAGGTCCCTGCCACAGCCCGTGCCGTGGCATCGATCCCGAAGATCAACAGGGCGATGCCCTGGAGGGTCCGGGCAAGGGCCCCGGTCTCCACGCCGGTCTGTCCAATGGCCACACCGATGGCCCCGACATCCTTGGCGAGCTGCCCGGCGGACCGGACGGCGATAGTAAGGGAATCCACGAACTCTCGGACAGAGCCCTCGTTCTGGCTCGCCCAGGTTTCCAGGCCCGCGGAGATATTCTTGATGCCCTGGGCAAGGTCGAAGACCAGGGCCCGAAGCGCGGGCTGGAACAGCGTCCCGAACTTAACCTTCAAATCGTCGATGTACCGCTGCATGGACAGCATCTGCTTGCCAGCGGTGCCCATCGAGGCATCGTAGGCGCCGGCCTTCTTGGTGGCGTCCTCCATGACGATCTTCTGCCGGATCAGGGCCTTCTCGTGCTGGGTGAGGGTGTCTGCGGTCTTCCCGATCTCGGGCGCCAGGCGCTTGTACCCTGCCTCGAAGTCCACCAGGATGCCCATGGTCTTCAGGATCTCGGTTTCCCCGGACTGGATGCCGCGCACGAGCCGGGTGAACGCCTCCGAAGAGTTGATCCCGGCGATCACCGCGGCGTTCTGGGCAGCTCGGGCCAGATCGGAGGCTCCGACCAGGT